GGCAGTCATGTTAGAGAATTGTAAATTTGTATAGAATCTTAATAAATGCAAATTTTTTTGAGATATAGTTTTTATTTTATAAAAGATAAAATCTATTAAAGAATCGTGTGGTGGTAATCCCATTAAGAAAAAACCTTTTTCCTTTTCTTGTTCACTTGTTTGAAAACAAAAAGATGTATCATAACGAAAATAACTTTGACAGTAATCTAGTAAAAGTGGCTCTAGAAAATTATCATATATATTATAGTTTGACATGAGAACCCCATCCAGTAATTATATATTTGTGTTCGTCTAAAGCAGGTTTACCATAATGGCTATGCGTCCAGGCAGCTGGCCAAATAACTATTGTCCCTTGTTTAGGTTTTAATTCTATATTTTGTTGAGGAAAACAAGTTTCACCACCCACTTTAATTGTGTTTAAATAAATCATCCAAACAAGCATTCTTCTGCAATCAGATTCTGTTGCACCTTGTTCACAATGTTCAAGTTTATAATTTTGTCCTAATTCGTATTTTTGATAATTACATGCGGGTTGAATTCTCCATTCTGCCATACCACCATCTAGAAACGGATGTTGACGTTTGTATTCTATTACACAATCAAAAAGATTTTTTGACCATTCTTGCTTATAAACATCCATATGTTTTCCATTATAAAAATCTTTAATATGATCTGTGGTTGCAGGATAGAGTTTAGAATTATTTATGTTATCGATTATTTTTTTACAATCTTCTTCACTTACTGCATTTTCTTTTACGTAAATATACTTATCCATTTATCTTCCTTTAAACCAGTGAGGTAAACCTAGGTGTGGTCTTGAATCATATTTTTGTTTAGTGCTTTCTATATTATTGTAATGTAAAAAAGTTTGAACACATGCCTCTCCTTCAAATTTATTTCTCCAATGAGAATATCTATCTCCCCTATAGATTAATAAATCTCCAGCGCCTAAAAGAATTTCATGTGGTTTATTTTCGCGTTCTAAATAAAATGGCCATATTTTATCACAACCTAAATTTAAGGTTGCAGATATTTCACAAGAAAATCTATCTGTATGTTTTTCTAAAACATCTCCTTTTTTATAAACTCTCATATAAGAATACTGTTCTTGTAATTTTAAACCAGTATACTTTTCCATTAAAGGTTTTAATTTTACAAGGATCATGTCTGTAGATATGTCCCCATAGATAGAATAAGAATTTGGAGTCTGCTCATCATTTAAAGTGCCTTCTGACTCATCGTATCTATTTACAAAATTATATTTTAATTTGGTATTGTATACTTCTGCTTTATTACAATAATACTCTGTTAAAAAACTTAACAGTTCTTCAGACAAAGTTTTTCTTATTATACAAAAACCTTTTTCTTTAAAAGTAATCCCATCCTGCATATCTCTTTATAATATCCTTTGGTAAATATTCTTCAACATCATACACATCTTTTTTTATCTCTGATTTAATTTTGTGTAAATTAGGTGACTCAAAAACACTGTCATTATATTCAACACCATTATATGTAAATGATTCAATATTTTTAAATCTATGTTTAAATTCTGGTATTTGAAAATAACTATAAATTTCTTTCATCTTCTCTTCTGTGTTATTTACCAAATCATCATATTTTATCAATAGGTAGTTTTGATTTGTTTTAATTATATTACTTGTTGATTGCCAATCAAAATAAATTTTACCTACATCTGAATGCATAACATTGTATATGAAATTTTCTACGTCTTTTGGTTTTTGAACTTTTACATAAGAAGCTAAAACTTCTACCAAGGGTCTTACCAACAAAAGAAATTTTGGTTGATAATTTAATCTTTGTAGCATACTTAAATTATACGGAGTGCCCCATGCTCCTCTTTCAAATATAAACTTTGAGTCTACGTGTTCGTAATAATTTTCAAGAAGTTTAATGGTTACGTTATTTAAACCAGAAAACTCTGGAAGATTTTTTATCCAACTAGATTCATACATTTTAAATAAATCATACATTATCTCAACAACACAACTATTAGGTGATACAGTTATATTTTTATTTTGATTTAATATTGAAGACAGAAAAGTATTTCCTGATCTAGAATAACCCGAAAGAAAATAAAATTGTTTCATCTAAATGGATCCCCTAAACACCAGATAACTAAAGAGTATCTTGTTCCTTTTGTTACAGGTGTAACTCTATGATAAGTGTGACTAGGAAATACAACAACGGATCCTTTACCATTTAACTCTTTTAAAGAATGTTTTATTTTACCTTGTTCTATATTTGAAAAATCAAATTCAAAGTCACCTCCCTCATATTCATCTGGGTGAGATAAAAGTAAAGACATAGATAGTTTTCTTATTTTTTTATCCATTGCTAAATTGTGAGGAGTATTAAAAGGTTTATCAAGAGAATCTACATGCCAATGATAATACTGTCCTATGTTGTACTTTGTAAATTGTGCAGATTCTTGATGATCCCAATCATAGTTCCAACCAGCGTTTTTGTTAGCTGCATTTAATACAGCTTCTGTATGTTTGTATATCCAACTTTCATTTAACCAAGCTACATTAGAGTTTCTATAATTTAATAAATGTGCAAGATTAGATTCTTTATGTTCTTCAAGGCTTTTGTCAGAAGTAAGAGCTATTTCAATATTATGATTTAAACCACATTTAACTATTTGATCACAAATATGTTCTGGAATAACTTTATCTAAAACCCAAAATTTATGTTCGTGTATCATTTATGTCTCCTATAAATACATTTAAAGTTAATCTTTCTTTGTTTTTAAAAGGCAGTAGTGATGTATAACCATGAAGTTTATTTCCATCATAAGCTATCATAGAGTTAAAAGTGTTTCCAACAATGATTTGTTTTTTATTATCGTTCTCAAATATTGTAGTTCCGCCTTCTATATTTCCTTCACTTAAATATATCACTGCAGCTATTTTAGTATCATCGTCTAAATGAAATCTTGTTTTTCCTTCGTCGCCATATTTTAATCTACTAAATACAACATGAGAATTACTATAATGTAGTTTTTTGTTAGGATAATAATAATTTAAAATTTTTATAATTACGCTATTAAATAAATTATAATGTGTGTCGTGTAATGATTTTGTTCTAAGACCAGGCCAATTATCACTTTCTGATCCTTTATAATATTTTAATTTTTTAGATAAACTAATTATGTCATCTACGTTATCAAAAAAATTATCTACAACTATCGTGTGTAACATCTCTATATTCTTTCTTCTGCAATTTTAAAATCTATTAATTAGTCCAGTTGTCATCCGACACTGCAGAGTATACAGCTTTTAAAGACCACCTTCCACTTGTAACAGCAGGACCTGCACCAAATTCAATAACATGCACTCCACCATCTCCTCCTGGAGTTCCTGGGTTAGAGTTATTATAACATGATCCTCCTCCACTACCGCTGCCATCAAGAGCTTGTGGTGGTGTAAAATAAGAATTAGGAGAACCTCCTCCTTTTTGATTTCCATTAACGCCAGCGTTACCACCTCCGCCACCGCCAATATATCCACGATCTTGAACACCTGGCGCTTGAGGTTGAGATTTAGCTGGAAATGCTTCATGTCCTATACCAGCAGTAGATTGAGAGCCTGCTCCTCCAGCTCCTCCTCCGCCACCGCCGATTCGATTGTCTTGAGTTTGAGGTGCGTTTCCAACTCCACCTGGATTTCCTAAATTTTGATTTGCACCTGGATTAGATACACCTGGTTGGTTACCGGATCCTGCGGGGTTATTTTGACCAGGGTTATGGTTTCCTCTTCCGCCACCTCCGCCAGATCCTCCAGGCTTTCCATTATAAGTTGGACTTGGACCTACGTAGTTAGCTCCTCTTGTTCCAGAACCACCTCCACCTTGTGCGGTAAAAGTTGTGCCACCGATGGGAGCAGAAGTATTACTTCCAGTACTACCTGATCCTCCAGACATAGAGGCAGATCCACCGCCTCCTACAGTAACTGGAAAGCTTGATGAAAGAGGTGCGCTGTCTATAACAACAACTCCGCCAGCTCCTCCACCACCTGCCTGGTGGGCTCCGCCACCACCACCGCCAATAAGAATTACTTTTCCTGTTTGACCACTGTTTTTAGGATCAGCACCTGAAAAAGTTCCTGGTGATGTAAACGATGTTACTTTATCATTAACGACAGGAGTGTTATCTGGACCGATAACTCCACCATCGTTTTGTAAATTCATTTGTCCTACTAGTGAAAAACCTGATGTTAAAAAACCTGTTGTCATAATTATTCTTTAATACTCCATGTTGAATTGTCTGAATTCCATTCTTTAGTTATTGTTACACCATCTACAACTCTTTGTCCAAGATAACCTGAAGAATTTTCGTCCCAATAAATATGTAAATTATCTTCGTAAAAACGATCTCTAGGTAAAGAGTTTCCTTGATCATCAACAGATGGCCAAGCAATTGGTGCTTCCCATTTAAAACTAGAATTTAATACCCAAGATGGAAAAGGTTTTGGTGATGTAAAAGCACTATTAGATGGATCCCAAGTCCACCCAATACCTGCATAGTTCCATCTTGTTACTGCATCAGAAGCGTTTTTATAAGTTTGCTTCCAAGCTACTCCTGGGTAAGATCCATTAACTAATGGTATATCTGGATCATTAGGAATATTATTAGAGCACCATGTCTCGCCAGCTGGATCATTTGGAGAAGAAACTATATCTTCAGGAGCAGTAACTACTCTTATTACTGTGTTATCTGAATTCAGTTCTGCAAAATATAAAGCCATAGCTCTTTATTACTACAAAAATTAAGTATTGTAAATATTAACTTAGTTCTTCGTAATTAATAGTGATAGTCGCATCTGAGTTTGCACTCGCTCCTGCTTCTATATTATCACCTTCTTCAAGATATAAAGAAGTGTTTTTATCAATAACAACCAAAGTTGCATCAGCAGGTACTGATACTGTAGAAGCAATCATGATAGGAGATCCACCAGACTTAGTGATAGCCACTGAAACGTCTACTGCGGATGAACCATCAATATTTGCTACGATGATATTATTAATTTTAAACACTTTGTTAGAAGAAGAAGCATTAGCAAGAATCTCTGTTGTCAGAGTTGTGTCTAAAGCTGCTTGTTTAGACTTTGCTGTTATCGTTGCTACGTTTACTAGATTTGGTGCTGCCATAATTTATTCTCCTTGTGATCCTTTTATCCGAAAACTAAAGCCATTGCAATAGCTTTTCCTGTTGTTGCTAAACCTGACCCATTTGATAGAACTTGTCCAGTTCCTTTTGGAACTAGATTAATGCTGATATTACTATCATCACCCACTGCAGTAATAGAAGGGTTATTTCCTGTTGCTGCATTTGTTATATCAAAGTGGTTAACTGCCGAAGCTGTTGTTTGAAACTGTAATTGTTCGTTACCATTTTCATCTCTAATTCCATGATCATCATCAAAGTCAATCATGAAAGAGTTCGTATCTAAATTACCACCTAATTGAGGTGTTGTATCTTCAACTATGTCTGACATACCTAAAGATATTGTATCAATATCAGGGTTAGTGCCATCATTTGCAGTTGCAAATATAAGAGCATCACCTTTGTTTGTTGCTGAAAAAGTAAAAGAATCTCCTGAACCAGTTGCATATTTAAATTGAACTGTGTGAGATCCTGATGTTGAATTTCTTAAAAAATAAAACGTTTGAACATCTAAAGGTATTGTTACAATTTGATTTCCAGAAATAGTTCCTGTGAACTCAATCATTCTGTGAGATAGTTCTGCACCAGTTGCTCCATCAGAAACTGCTAATGCAGTTGTTTGTGCACCACCCGCTATATCTTTTGCGATGTATCCACCAGAAATTTGTTCTAAGATTTGTAAATTTGTATTAGTTTTTGTACCCCATGTACCGGCGTTTTCACCAGTTGCCTGAAGTTCTACTCCTAAAGGTGTATATGTTGATGCCATATTTTTCTCCTATTATGCAGCGTCAGTATAACTTGTATTTGATCCCGTTGCAACATCTGTATACGATGAATTTGAACCAGTGTCAACATCAGAATATGCCTGAATTCCAAAGCCTGTTGAAGTACCAAATGCAGCTATAGAAACGGTTGCAGATTGACCTGTTAAAGTAGGAGACACATTTCCTATCATTGAAACAGATCCTAAACTAGATGTAGAAGATAATCCTGTTACACCCATTACATCAGCAGGCGATATTGATCCTTGTGATGCAGTTGCTGATTGTCCTGTAGGTATAACTATAGGATTTGTAGTTATGTCCGAACTTCCTAAAGAAACTTCAGCACTTACTCCGGTTATACCCATGACATCCGCAGGTGATAAGGCTCCTTGTGATGCAGTTGCTGATTGTCCTGTTGGACTCATAACATCTGCAGGTGATAATGATCCTTGCGATGCAGTTGCTGATTGTCCTGTTGGAGTTACTGAAACGTCTCCAACCATAGTTGCTGAACCAAGACTTGTTGTTGCAGATTGTCCAGTTACACCCATTACATCCGCAGGTGATAATGAACCAACAGAAGAAGTTGAACTTAATCCAGTTAAAATTATAGCAAAGTCATTTGCTTGACCCCATAGTTCTTCACCCCAACCATCACGGCCCCAACCTACTTCGTTGTATGCTTCTATTGTTGCACCAACAGAAGCTGTTAGTGATAAACCAGTTAAATCTACTCTGTTATCACCAATTTGTCCCCATTCACCATTGTTCCAAGTTCTACCACCCCAACCTTTTTCGTTGAAAGCTTCAATTGAACCAGCAGATGAAGTTAAACCTTGACCAGTTAATGTTACAACAGGATTATTACTGTCACCCCAAGGCTCAGAGTTCCAAGTATTTCTACCCCAACCATTTAATGTAAAAGATAATAAACCAGCTGCGTTTACTGAAGTAGTTGCAGATACACCAGTTAATTCAACAGTATTATCACCAATTTCTCCCCATTCTCCGACACTCCAACCAGTACCACCCCAACCTTTTAAGTTGAAGCCTTCTGCTTGACCTACTGAAGATGTTGATGATTGACCTGTTGGAGTTATTGTAACAGTAT